TTATCAGCCAACAAAACTTTATGAAATGTTAAACCAGTTCCATACCCAATCTCTAAATAACGCTTGTAGTTATTTTTTGTAATAAAATGATTAATAATGTCCCATCTCTGCATAATAATTTATCCTACTAACTCTATCATTTTTTGATGGATAAAAGCAAACTTATCCTGATCCATACTTAACTCTTCTTGTTTAGCTCTGTTAAGAAATATCTGCCAACAAGCTTGAAATTTAATTTCCATAGAATTTAAAATTCTTCCAGACCTATTCATTGCTCGCTCTGGAAGACCCATCGCGTGATACAAATAACTGTCTTCTACATCGTACCCGTAAGTAAGGGGTAACATTGAAAATTTCATAATGGGAGCTATCTCAGGGAAACTCAAAAGATTTTGCATCTCTACTTGGGGGTATCCAGCCTCATATAATTCAACGGGCTTTTCATCTATCATTGGAAGATAATAATCTCTCATAAATTCTATAACTGCGTCATTAGCTTTAACAGCCCAAAAACCCCCACAGATATCCGAAGCATGAGCAGGCTCTCTAGCCCTTTGGAATACCATATCACATTTCTCTAAAGAACGCAAAAGATCATCTTTGAATTTTCTTAAGAAAATAATATCTACGTCTGTGAACAAAATGTTTTTCCCCTTATTCTGTAGAATACAGTCGTAATGGAGGTGCCATCTATCCTTCATCATTTTTTTATAAAAAGCTTCGTGTGTTTTTCCCGCAAGTCCCACATCCCTTTTTTGGTAATCTCTACGAAGAAGATGAACTTTTTTTATATCATTAGGAAGAGTTGGAATATACATTAGATCCAAAAATTGCTCATACTCAGGAGTTATAAATAGCGCGATATTTAAATCCTCATCCATTTCCGAAGCCTCAAAATTATAATCAACAACTTTCATAAATCTTCTCCCATCAATTCACTCACCATGTTTGCATACCTTCTTCCCTCATTGGGCCATCTAGTCTGTTTCCAGTCAGGGCATTGTCCACAAAACCCATGACAAGAGAAATTATTAGATAGATGCGCTGCTCGTAATTGTTGCATAAAAGAACTCTGCCATGCGTTTCTAATTGTGGTTTTATTGAAATCAGCAAACGCGGACTTATACTTCCAGTCTGTGGGACAAAATGATAGAAACCCCTTCGGGTCAAGAGTAAGCCTTTCCCACGGATAAAGACAAGGATAACGAGTTTCTTCTTTTGAATTTTCATGCATCTCTTCTGCTACCGATGTAACTGCGCCTGCCGCAGAATGCAATCTTCTAACTACAACGCAAGTTGCTCCTTCCTCTCTCCAATAATTTTCAAAATCTTTAACCTCAGCCGTATTCTCAGGCTGCTCTACAAAGCTCACCACAACCTTAGTATCCAATTTTCCTTCCCTTACCCACGAAATAAGTCTCCTTACATTTCGCCGCGTAACATTTAAATCGCCATTCACACGAACGCGAGAATAAGTATTATTCTTATAAGCATCTAAACTAATGTCAATCATGTGGATACCTGAATCAAGAAGCTGGCGTGTTTTCTTTTCCTTCATAATGGTTCCATTGGTAGTGAGACAAACAAATGAATTTGATTTATCTACCGCATACTTAATAAACTCGTACCCTCTGGGGTGAATTAAGGGTTCGCCATTACTTGTATATCGTATATACTTACAATTTCCCTCTGATTCTTCTCTTACCTCATCTACCAATTTTTTATTTAAATCTGAACTCAAGTATCTTTTAGCATACAAATTAGACTTCTTAAACTCAGGATGAGGGCAATGAATACACGCTAAATTACAAACTTCTGTAATATCTACAATTAATTGAGAAGGAAAATCCTTAGTTAACCCCTCTCTAAAACTATACTTCTGTAACGAGTGCATTTATTTTTTTCTTTGTTATATACCTATAAGAATTAGTACCACAATTAAATAATAGATCTAAAATACTTACATCGTGAATAAATTCTCCATACATTTGAGAATATTCAGGATAGTGTGAGTAATCAAACCAAGAAAGATCAATATCTTCGTTTTTAAAGGTTTCTTCCTGAATATAGTCTTTTGCTGCGGGACCAGAGATGTAGTGAGTAGCACCTACCTTATTCAATAGTTCTAGAACCCGAAGCTCTTTCTTCTCTGTTAAATTATATTTCCTTGAATCATCAAATAAAGTATTGTTGATACCCAAAAACTCCTCAGCTATAATCTTAATTAAATATTGATTAAGGTGTGATAAATTGATCCACTCCTGACCTAGATAGAACTCCTCAAAAAAGTCCGAATACAAACTCCAAAAGGGACTCTTTTGATAATTATTTTTTATTAGATTCCAGTGTTTTTTCTGCCAAGAGGCGTCTTTTAATTCAACTTCATAAATTAATCGCTTCTCATTAGTTCCACATGGTATAGTAATCCACTGAGTTCCCACTGGAGTTTTAATTTTGTTTCTATTTCTCCAATCATTTTTCGTATACTGGATATCATCATGAAAAATAAAGTGATCTACAGACTGAATAAGATCGAAATATCCTTTCCACGGAATATAATTTGATTGTAGAATGGCAACTTTTCTCATTGTAATATTTTACAATCTTTAAATACAGAATTCTCAGTAAGATCTCTGTAACCCTTGTTTTCTCCTAAATCTGGCATATGTTCAGGATAATTCTGCATCAAAGCTAACCCATGAGAAGCCTGTTGGGGGGTCATATACATATTCCATCCCAACATCTCAATGTTATCTTCTTTATAATTTACCTCAGATCGACCTTCATAGCGAGCCCTCTTAAGCCACTCAACCATTTTATAATCATCGGTTAAAATCATGCCACCTTTTCCAATAGCTAACATCTTCTTAATATGAAAAGATAAGCACATAGCCGTGCGAGGAATATACATTCCTGAGGTTAATCTTTTAGCCGAGTCATAAATAGGATACGGCTTTAATTGATAAGTTCCTGCCCACTCCTTGTCTTCAAATACAACCTGCGCTCCAGAGTGGATAATTGACATAGGAACCGAAAGATAAGTTCTTTTAGGAATTATCACTTCGTTTACCTCATAATACTTGCAACATAAGAATAGAGCATTTGTACAACTATCTACCGCTACAGCAAAAGGAGCCCCTGTGTACTCAGCGACTTCCTCTTCAAACATTTTAACTATGTTGTAAGGATTATGTTTTATATTTTTAGTGGTCATAAGATGGTGTAAGGAACTCCACATTTATCAAATAATTTTTGACTAGCAATGTTATCTTCTTTAATCTTTCCTGTAGCTTCTGGGAAGAGAAGGCTAATCTTTTCTAACATGAATTTTCCAACACCAGTCCCTTTATTCTCAGGATGGGTGCAAACTCTAATATCATCGTCAATTACACCAACATACCCTACAGCTTCTCCATATGATAGGCATACGAAGTAATTTTTCGAATACTTTTTCATATAATCCAATTGCTGGTCGGAAGTTATATCCTCTTGTAGGATAAACCCATCACGATTTTCGGGGTGAGTTCTTAGATATCTAATAAACTCATAGTATTCTTCAGTTACAGAAATTAACTCCATCGGTCTTCTTGCACCCCATACTTATTTGGTATCCCCAGAACCCAGTGTTGTAAATACGCTCTAGTATACTTCCAACCCTCTAAATTCATCCAAGGACTCATACTACTACCTATATCCAAATAGGTGTTATCACTACATTCTTTATAACATTCATGTATAATATAATTACTCAGTGTAGACGCAGCAAACAAAAATACAGTATTTGTTATATTATTACTTTTTATCCAACTTTTTATTTCTTCAACAAGATGATAATCGTTAATAATACAATTACTGCCGATCCGAAAATCTTTAATTACTTCAAAACCTAGATTAGTTATATCAGCAGCTTCGTTTACAATAAAAACTGTGGGCCTCTTCTGTAACTCAGGAACTATCTCACTAACAAATCTCGGATAATTATTATTTATGAATACATTGGAAAAAGTTAAATGCTCATAGTCTCCCTCTCCGTATAGGTCTAGTTGAAATTTAAAAGAATCTTTTCCTGCTATATCCTCATCGACAATTCCTGTTAAGCCCTTATAATAACCCTCCTTGCGAAAAGATAAAGCCTCTATAAGTTTATCTTGATAAAATTTATCTCTTACGGGATCAAACTCTTTTTGTTCCTCTTTAGGGTACACTCCTGTCCCCCGTAGGTTCCCCGTAACATAATGATCCTCCGCTAGGACTACTTTCTCTCCCTTGAGCATAAACAACTCCCCGTCAGAAAATCTCGCAAAAGCAAAATTCTCCTTATTCTGAATCTTATTCAGAAATTTATCAAACTCTCCTGAGAAGGTCTTCAACGATTCTTTTTCCTGCATTACCGTCTCCAAATATAGTATTATCCCCTAATTCTTTGTCCGATCTGTTTATGTAACGAGAAAAATTAGCAAGAAGAGCCTGCGGGTGATCACAAATAACTCCTGCACGGCACGGTCTTTCTGTTTTTTTTCTACAAACTAAGCACCACTTCTTTAAAAAGCTGCATTCCTCTTGAATACCTCCGCTGTCGGTAATAACCATAGCACAGGAAGCTAATCTTTGCTGCATTTCTGTGTAATCCAATGGCTCAATTACTTTTACATGCTTTAAGATATCCTTATGTCTCCTTACCTCTGGGCTAGGGTGCATAGGAAAAACAAAAGAATACGAGGGCCAATCTTCAGCCAGCCTATCAATAATTTTGTACCATGAATCCATCTCCTCCCACTTTTCTCGCCTGTGGAGGGTAACTATAATTTCATTCGTTCTCGAAACTTTCAAATCTTTGATATTATCAATGACAGTGTTGCCTGTTACTAAAATATCATCCATTATGTAACCTTCTCTAATTAAATTTATTTTATTTAATTCGGTTGGGCAATAGTGGACAGAAGCTAGTGTACTTATAAGTCTCCGATTAATCTCCTCAGGGTAGGGATTAGCTTTATCGTCTGTGCGTAACCCAGCTTCCAGATGTATGACAGGTATATTATTATTAAATGCGTTAAGGGCTGCTGCCATAGCTGTAGTAGTATCCCCTTGTACTAATAAGTATGATACTTCGGGGGGAAACGAGTACTCACCGACAGAGGCTACTATATCATTTAATCTATTTGAAGTAAGGGGCTTTACAGGAATGGTGTGATCATAAGAACAGCTATCAATTAGGGTAGTATGTTGACATACTTGGAATAATAAATACTTTGCCTCTAAAAGATTAAGTTCTTTTAACAGAGGCTTAAGCTTTATGTATTCAGGTCTAGTACCGTAAACTAATCCAATCATTCTATACCTAACACAGTCTGCCACCCTCCGTTAATGGCATGGGCAATACAATCATCCCTCTGACTATAAAACTCCTCAATTGGCATTAAGGAACCATTCGAGGATGCTTTTGAATCATTTCCATACTCCTCAGGCTTTAAAGAACTATGCAAACGAGAATCATGCTCAGGATGCGGAGGACAATAACAATCAATATTTCCATACTTTTTAGCTAAATATGCTAATTGAATATCTTCACCATTGTCATAAGTAAATGGAGTTTCAGCCCACATATAATTAAGATGATCTCTTTTCAAAAACCATGCGTGTCCTACTAAATCGACCTTAAAGGTGACAGGATTTTTGACAGGCCAGCCCATTCTTTGATGTTGAAAATAATAGCGGCTATGGAGAATACAACCTGCTCCACCCATGATTCCTGGGGTTTCCTTCATAGTCGATAAACAGTTTTCAAACCACATATCCCCAGGAATAGTATCATCATCAAAAAAAGCTACATATTCCGTATCAACCAATAAACCTAATGCAAATCTAGCGTGATATTTACAATTGGTATCCGATTTAAATACTTTATCAAATCCCAAATTATAAGGATTAAATTTTTTATTCTCTTTACAGGCATTAATCCATAACCACACAGAGGTAGGCTTAACTGTTTGACTTTTGATAGCCGCTATTTGCTCCTGAAGATACTCAGGACGTTTATAGCAGTTTAGAATAACAGTTATAGATTCAGACACTTTTTCCATCTTTCAAAAATCTCTTCTTCTTCCAAAATCTCTTGATTGTTACTCGGCCCATTGAAAGGGATACCAGCAAGCTTACACTCTACCTCTACAAGCCCGTAGGTCTCTCTAAGAGAAGTATGGTACACACACGATACATGGCTATACATCTCCTCACGATCATCCTCATGGCCCATGAGAGTCGCTGACCCCTTATCAACGAGGGGAGAGACCAATCTATTAAAATACGGTAAATCAGTAATATCCCCAAACAGAAGAGCCTTGTATCCATCCTTTACGGCTCTTTGAATTGACAGGTGTGTTTGTTTATTGTGATCTATACTCCCCACTATACCTGCATACTTATTATTAGGATTAGTCCACTGAAGTTTAGTAACTACAGGAGGAATGATAACAGAGGGGTGATTTACACCTTGCCAATTCTTTTGCGAATTACTTACAAAATGTATGACATCGTACTGCGCTAAGGGCATCTCCTTAAGCGGAAAAAGAGTTGTCTCATGGCAGCTTAAAACATGTCTTTTCCATTTCACACCCGCAGGAACTTGAATGAAGTGAGTAATTATCGTATCCTCCTCAGTAATAGTGGCTTCCTTCAATAAATTCCCATTACATTGAGATAAATGCCAATCATGAGGCCCATAAAAAGTACAATCTATGCCGTTCTTATTTAGTAAATTTGCTAGACCTATGTTAGCTATAGTCCCACCTCCTGGGCGTGACCAACTACTAATCAGTTTTACCTGTGTCATTTGTTTTTCCCATTAAATCTCTATACAACTCTAACCGTTGTCCTACCATCTTATTCATATCAAAATTTTCATTAGCAAGCTTATAAAGATTCATTCCCATCTCTTCTCGATGTTTCTTATCTTTTCCCACTTTAGTTAAAACTTTAATCCACTCACTCTTTCCTTTTTTTGGATCAATCAAATACCCAGTTACTCCATTAATGATCCACTCATCATAGGATCCTACATCCGAAGCAACTAATGGTACTCCATATCTTCCACATTCAGCCACTTTAATCTCTGATTTAGAATCATTAAATTCATTAGGTTCAAGAGGAGCTAATGCTATATCCATATTAGTAAAGAACTGTCCGTACCTATCTGGTCCGAGGGCATAATGGATATCCCAATTCTTTCCTCCCTTAAATCCTCGCAAAAGAATATTCCTATAGCTCTTCCAAACATCCCACTGCCAATCATCTGCGGGGGTCTCGGGCGGGGGATGTCCATAGAAGTCCCACCTACAGTTTTCTCTTCCTACCCGCTGATTTACAAAATGAGGAACCCCAGCAAAGTATTTAACATCTTGTTCATGATGAATCCCTCCTGCCCATCCAAATCTACAATATTTTTTTCTCGGGGGGTGAATCTTAGGGAGGTTCCAACAAGGAAGATTATAATCTACACTATTTTTAATTACTGCCAGTGTATGTGTGCAAAAGGGAGCTACTCTTTCCGCAAATTTCCTCTGAGTTACTGTAACTAGGTCAGAATGACTATAAATAAATTTTGTAATATCACTCAACCCCTTATCTTTATACACATCATACAAGCGATGCCCTTTATATAAATTGGTCAAAAGATCATCAGTATCATAATGAACAAATTTCCCGAATTCTTTAGCCTTCCCTACTATTCGTGCCGTATAGTTTCCCCCGAAATTAGTGAGATTGTTGAGTACAACTACGTCTGCCCATTTCATGTCCTCAAAATCCCAATCAGGCTCCCATACACCTGTCTTCTCATCCATCCCTAAGGGGTTTTTATTCCAGCGTATCTCTACCTCATCCCCATACAACTCCTCTAGCTTCTTGTAGGGAGCAATCACACGGTAATACGCACACCCACCCTCATTAGCAGGACAAGCTAGTATTTTTAATTTCTCACTCATAATAATAAAAAATAAGGAAACACCATCAAGCGGTGTTTCCTTATTATAGTTGTCTCTTAGTTATTATTCGGACGCTTCCATAGAATCTTGTTCTACTTCCTCTTCCAACCCAAGTAACTCCTTCAGTTCACCAATTTTTTCTAGGGTTTCATCTCTTTGCCGTGTGGATGCTTCTAGCTGTTGAGCGGCGTTATTAACAAACTCCTGTAACCCCTTAAGGTTTTGCTCATAGCCTTCTAGCATAGTCGAGAGATGTCCTTCTATATTCTTATCTAATTTCATGCGTCTTCCCATTCTCCTTCTTCTTCTTCTTCAAATGTAGCCTTAGTGGTTTCTGAAGAGTGAGCGAGCCCTAGGGCTGCGCCAATACTCTTAACAGTTCCACCCAAGTCTACATTCTTATCCATAGGCAGTAGAGACTTGGCAGCTTTAACATAATGCTTCCTTTTACGCTTACTCAGAAGAGTAACAACACCCTCCCAAGCGGCAAGACTAGGAACTAATGTCTTGCCAATACCAAAAGCGGTATCAACAATTCCCTGGATCGCTCCCTCATCCAGCCCCCCTCCAGTAGGGAGGTAGGACGCACCCTCTTTAAGAGCGTCCTTAGAGGTCATAACAACCGAAGTCCCCTCAGGGATCTTCGCCTTAACAGATTCTGGCAGTTGATCAAAAGGAATAACCGCAGCGTCTGCGCCCTCCTGAACTTGATCTGCCGTAGTAAAGACTGTATCCTCTCCGAAGATACCCTCCAGCATTTGGCAAGAGGCGAAGCCGATTACTAACGAACAAGCAACAATAAATTTTCTCATAGTACTAACTAACTTTGTAGCTTTGTGAGGTATTCGTTATCAGGCACATCCTTGCTAGGGGCCGAAGTAGAACTACCTTGTACTGTCTCACCGCGCAGTGAGTCAGCAGCTTTTTTTACATCCTCGTACTCTTCCAGTTTCACAAGACCGTGGATCTCATGGAGAGTCTCCATGATACCAGCCACTTCTTGCTTAGTCCCCAACTCAGAGGACTTAGGACGAGGTTGTGATTGATCGTACTTAGGCCACTGGCCTTCCATTTCTTTTACGATCTTGAAATCATGACCACTTTCGGGATCAGTAATGTCTCCGAAATCAGGGTCAAGCATTGCTCCGATAATCTTTTTAAAGAGGATCACTCCGATAGAGAGAATCTTAACATCTCCACCTTCTCTTTCCAGAATGTTCATGTAATAGCGAGCGCGAGGCTTGATCTTGCGGGCAAGATCTTCATCCTCACTCCTACCAGTCTTCCACAGAGCATAGTACATATCACAGAGAGGACATGCTTCCCCATGTATCTTCCGACAATGAACATTCCTGTTGTTGCCATCGGGTTGAGGAACCCTATGGATCTTAGTCTCCGCGTAAAATTCCTTCTCATCATCCTTCCAAGGGAGAATACGAACGGCATTGGTGCCTTCGGGAATTTGATAGAACTTCTTAAGAAAATCAGAGTTCTGGTTGGCGGTGGCGGGGTTCTGTAGTTGTTCGTGTTTTTTTCGTAGTGCTTCTAGGTCAATCATTTCAGTCTCCTGTTAGTTTAGTGTTAGTGTATTATAGTAATACTACTTATATAGTTTAATTTCTTCTCGTTTATTTGCAGAAACTTGCTGCAACATGTCTTTTTTCTGCTCCAAGGATCGTACTAATCCCTTGAGTAATTCGTACTTAAATGTAGCGTCATTCAGTTTAATATCTTTGGCCCGATAGTCTTCGTCACCGAAAACTAAATCATCTAGATCTTTGGCTGTTAATTTTTTAAGAGTATGATTCTTTGCTTCCTTGCGAAGCTGAGATGCGAAATGTGTAAGTGCTGTACTCTCATTGTTCATCTGTCTCTTAGCTACAGACATTAGCCCATAATAATAGGAATAGAGGGTAGCCTGACGCATCATCTCCTGATCAATCATCCCATCATCAAAACTAGATAAGGCATCACTAATATCTTTATAGCTACCCCAAGTAAAATTTTCTAAAAGTTCGTTTAATTCATCCATTTATTAATAGGAAGTGCCTCCAGTAGTGGTGGGCCTAGATGTTGTAGGGACTGCTCTAGATGTTCTATCAGAGCGCCTGCCCGTTAATTCTCTAGCAATTTCTGTAAGTAAATTTGGGTCTTGCTGAATAGACCTAGAATTAAGTGGAGGAGAGTCCCCAAATAACTGTCTACGGGAATCAGGACTGAGGGGAGCAGGATATAATTTATTAACCCAGGCTTCTGTCTTAGCTACCATTTCACCCGCAGGATCTACTACAATATAATCTCCTAGACGCCCCTCCCCAGTGAACTGGAGTGGTGTTATACTTCCTTCTTCCAGATAGTGGGTTACTCTCCAATCCTCATAAATTCTAAAAGGATATTGCATCCTGTAATAAACAGCCCCATTAGATTTTCTCATCCCAGCCTTAGGATCTAACGCAGCAAACATCCATTGATTATTGTGCCATATTGATAGTTGATTTTTCATTTATTATTAACTCAAACAGTCTTGGATTCAAATTCATTAAGAGAAGGTATCCTCTCGATACTAAGGTTGTTAGTTCCTCATTCGTCCTCTCTCTCACTATGTCAGTTGTCTCATCTCCTCCCAACCCACACAATTCCAAAGCTACATGGGTCATCTCATGTAGTAAAGTCTCGCGTGCATTCTGAGAATTCATATCTTTATCTAGGGAAATAACTCCTTTATCAAAATCGGTAACACCAAAGCAAGGATGTCCCTCCTCTTTTAAAACTCTCTTGATTTCTATCTTAAAGGATCTAAAACCCCCTTCAATAGTTTCAATATTCTCTTTCCTTATTTTATCTAGTATAGTTTTAGATTTTTCACTCATATGCATCCTCAAGTTCCTGCATCCTCAATGTAGAATAATCTACCTCCATAGGGACAATAAATCTGGGCCTTCCGTTCCGTGATTTAATAACATAAGTACGCATCCTACCCTGATCAAACTCCTCCTCTGTCTGGTTCAGAGACAGAGCAAAATCACATGTCCTAATCTTACCGTAAGAATCTCCTAGCTCTGCGTCTGTAATGATTTTAACCATGCGCCCCTGCCTGTTAGTCTGAGTAGCAGTCCACACTAGGAACTTGTTCTCCATAGCAAGCCCTCTAAGCTCCTCTGCAATCCTCTGTTGGGCCTGATACTCTTGAAGGATCTCTCTAGTGGGGCGCATCAACTCTAGGTAGTCTACAATAAGAAGATCAGGTTCAAACTCCTCATAGTTCTTTAGTTGAACCAGGAGGGTCCTAATATTATTAATGGACGCTTGACCTGTGGGAAACTCCTTAATGACAAGCTCACTTCCAGGGAATTCTTTCTTGAATAACT